CTTCTATGGCTGCATATCCAGGAATGATCTTTACTGTTATTAGTGATATTATCAACAATGGTAGAGCTGTAAAGAAGTTTGTTCCTTTTAACAATGAAGAAGGATGGCATGTACCTCATGTTATCTATGAACAAATTAATAATGCTGAGAAGCAGAAATTTAAACCCGTAAAGATGCCTAATGGTGAAAAACAGCTTAAACCTTATCAAGCTAAAATGTATAACGTTCAAGTTCTTGACCCACTAACTCAAGCAGAACTTGATGAATTAGCAGCATCTCAAAAAGCAAGAGGTGATGCATAATGACTATAAGTACCAGTGATTTAACTAGTAATGTAGCTACTACCAGTGGTGTAGTTACAGGAGATGGTGTATTTGATGATTTAATGGAGACTGTAAATGCTCAATTAGACAATCAATTTAAACTAGGAAGAATCACTGGTAAAGAGTATGCTACGGTGTACCTAGGAGCACTGCAAACAGTGCTCCAACAGTCAGTTCAATTTGCATTAGGTAAAGAGAAAACTAATGCTGAAGTGGATCTACTAGTTCAAAAGAAGATTACGGAGTTTGCTCAAACACAACAGAGTACAGTAACAGCACCTAACACAGATAGTGTATTAGGCAAACAAGCTACTTTATATGGTGAGCAAGCTAAGGGATTTAAATGGAATGCTGACCAGAAGTTTTTAGACACAGTACTAAAAGCATGGGCAGTTAATGTTAATACAGCTGGTACTCCTTCATCAGGAGTAGATGTATTAGGTACAACAGGTACAGATAACATTAACACTACTATATCAAACGCAAAACCTACGTAATACGTAGGGAGGTAAAACTATGAGTTTCATAGTTGATATCATTGAGGACATCGTTGATGTTATCGTTGATGTCGTAGAAGCAGTTGTAGATGCCGTAGTAGGTATTGTAGAAGCTGTTGTTTCAGGAATAGCTGAATTATTAGGTTTTGATACAGAAGACCAGATAATTGAGCAATTCGAAGTCTATAACCAAGCCCTCTTTGATTCCAGTATAGTTGATAGTAAACTATCTAAAAAAGCAGTTAACTCTGCTGTTGTAAACAATATTAGTTTACCTGACCTAGTTATCTATAACGCTATTTGGGGGGAGTCAGTAGCTAAATCTCTTAAAGACTTTGTACAGTATATTGATGATGGTCATTACTACACAGGATTCCCTACTGTTGAATCTCATATTAACTATGTAGATGAAAATGAAGTAGCTAATGTATTAGGCACTAATCATGGAGAACCTTGTACTCTTATAAGTGCTAATTTAGGAAGATTGCCTATTAGTGTATGGGTAGAGTACTGGTTACAAGAAAATAGAAACTACAATCCTACCTCACATGCTTTAGGCGATATTTCAAATGTTGTTGTGAATGCTGTTGCTAATTCTAGTAATACAACAGTAAATCAAGTGTTAACTGATTGGGATATTCAAATTAGTGATTCTTTTAATTTTGCTGAAGATGCGACAGCTGATGCAAGATGGTTTGTAGATTTAGATAATATTACCTACAATACTTCTACTGATGACTATACACTTAATCTGTATACAGGAGCATTAACAAGAACATTAGCAAATGAAGTTCCTACTAAACCAGTAGGCTCCCATGTGTATTCTTTTTACTATTTAGATAGTAATCCTACACAAACAAAAGTATTTATTTATAAATTAGGAACAGGTACCTATACTAACTTAGATGATATTGAGCCTAATCAGTCTATTTCATCAAGTGTCCTAAAAACACTACCTGCTGTACCCTTACGCGTAAACAATGTGAATTACACTGGGGGTTCTCATGAAACCCAAATTAATGATTTGCTAGCTAAATTAAAAATTGATGGCCCAGGAGTACTACAAGGTATCACCAGTGACTATGGTGGTAATATGAATGATTTAGACCATATCTACGTAAACTTTGGAGTACGTTTATGGGATACAACTCAGGGTGGTTTAAAGTATTTATTTAGTTTATTTGATAAGTTACACACATCTGCTACTGTAACTGAAGCTGATTACACATCAGCTACTGGAGAGAAACCTTATAACAATATTATTGTTACTCATGATGATTATAAGTATATCTTTAAGTATGCTTACTCTACTTACAATCACTCTACTTTATCAGAAGTAAACGCAGATGTTAACTTATCTAACATTTACTACTCTAATTCATCTAAATTTGATGACAATAATATATTGATTACCCCTTATTATGCTTCATCTACACAGCTGATGTACAAAGTACAATACCAAGCTGATAACTTAAGTGAAGTAAATGCTTTCTTAGCTGGTAATGGTGTGGCTGCTCCAGGAAGTACTACTACAGAAGGACAAGGTAAACTACAAGTAACTGTACGTATTAGTTATTCTGGGACAGTGCAAGATTCTGATGGTGCAGATTCAGGACATACAGTATTAAAACCTGATTTAGTTTATCAAAACAATGGAGGCACTCTTCAAATTGTACAGTCAGTAGCTGAAGAAACTACACAGTCTCAAGAAATAATATTTTATGAAATTGTGCCTAATGGTTTAAACTCGTATACTGTTAGAGCACCTATTGCAGGACTGCATGTAAAAGATACGGAATCAGGAGTATTCAAACTAGTTAAGTTTAACTTAGCTAATAAAGATGATTTAATGCTTCCTTTCTTTTATGGGGCTATTGATAATATTTCAACACATGAATTGTCATCTATGTGGCTAGCTAGTGCACATACCTCAGTATACTTAGCACATTACGAAGTAATTGAAGCTAGTGGAGGAGGATTCTTTAAATTATTAATAGCTATTATTATTATTGTAGTGATTGCTATTGCAACAGGATACGTAGATCCTTCTACATGGGGCACAGTAACACAAACTACTGTAACTTCAGGTACAGCTACAAATGGAACGATATTAGTTACTAATTCATTTGGTGTAGTTACAGAGCAGATTGTAGTAAATGGAGCAGTAACTTCTAGTTCTATTGCTTGGTCTACAACGTTAACTAATGCAGCTATTGGTTTTGTTGAAAATCAGTTAATCAGTTACGCAATACAAGAAGTGCTAGAGGATGTATCTCCAGAATTAGGTTTTATCTTAGCAGTAGCATTTCAAGCTAACTATGGGTTAGGTAAAGGTATTGATTATAGTAGTGCTTTATCTGGTCAAGAAATGTTTGATACTGCAAGAATTGTACTAAACTCATACAGTGGTGTACAATCTATTAAACTAAATAAAGACTTTAAAGCAACAGAAATAGAAAGACAAGGTAATTTACAGCGTATTAAAGATGCATATACTCCTTTAGAAGAACTTGAAGAATCAGTATCTTTTATACATGAGTTAGGAGATAACAAAATGCACTTATCTAATACAGATGTTAGAGGGTATGTAGTTCCAGAGTATCCTGAAATATTCTTCCTTGAAACTTTAGGGACAGTACAAATGGCTGAACAAACATATAATTTTAGCTATATAATGGAACAACAATATCAATTTAATGCTTATAGGCAATTAATGTAGGAGTTATAAATGACTATATATAATAATTTATTAGATGAAGAGACACTAAATAAGATTAGGGCTAATAGTGCTAACTTTGCTAAGAACGTTACGAATGCAGGAATGGTAAATGCAAACAGCATGCCTATAATGCCTGAGATGCAAGATTGGATGAAAGACTTTAATAGCAATATGGATAATTTCTCAAAGAATATGGATACTTGGGGAGGTAACGAACCAGAATCTGGATTATTTGGTTGGGGTACTAAAAACAATTGGGATAACGCTATTGGAGCTATAGGTACTTTAGGTAGTCTTTATGGGCTATCATTACGTAAGGATGCATTAGAAGAAACTAAACGTAATAATGCAGCTAATCTTCAGTTAGCTCAAGCTAACTATGGACATAAGTATGATACTATGATCCCTAACTTCTTAGAAGCACAAGGTAAAGCTACTGCTATCGGTGACTGGGTTGCTACACAAGGTGGTGATTCTAGTAAATTTATGGATATTAAGAATTTAGCTTTACCCGAAAGAGCGACTTTTTCATAGGAGAATACTATGGCACTTAATTGGCAAGATGTAGCCCAAGTAAGATTTCAAGATACAACACAAGCTGCAAACAGTATGGCTGATGCCCTATCTAATTTAGGTAGTCCTTTACGTGATGCTATGCAATCTCAAACAGAGCGTGAGCAAGCAGCTATTGATAATGTATACAAGCAACATACAGCTAAAGCTCAACAAATGGGTGCTTTAGCTAGTGGTATGAATGCTATGTCTAATTACGCAGACGTACAGCATAAGCTATCTCCTGCATACCTAGAAGCACAGAAAGCACAGACAGCAGCTGAATTAGCTAGAGCACAGGCAACACAATCTCAAGCTGACGCAGCACATGAAGCTGCACAAGTTGACGCATTTAATGCACGAGTCAAAGTTTGGTATTTAGGTGGTAAACAAGGACCTAGACCTGAGTTTAATGGAACACCCACTACTCCACCTACTCTTGAAGTACCTACTGATACCAATACTCCTCCTACTGCACCTTCTACTACAGAAAGTAGCATTATGGCACAAGGAGTAACTACTCCACTAGACTCAGCTATATCTACGTACACTGACGTAAATATGTTCCCTGATTTAAAAGGTATGATGACAGCAGAGAATGATCAATCTAATGTTAACTATATACGTAAGAACTTTAAACCACCTAGTGCAAACGCAAGTAATGTAGATTGGTTTAACCATAAGAAAGAGATAAATCAATTTCTTTCAAGTAAAGGTATTACTGATAAAGTAGACCGTAACAGGATTACTGACCAATATTTAGGTGGGTATGATAGAACAGCACAAGATAGTTTAAATGCTGCTAGAGATACTGATTTATTAGATAATGTTAGAACTGCTGTGTATAGTTCAAATAGTGAAGATTTTAAACATTTAACTAGAGCTGATTACGCAAAAGTATTAGGACCTGACGAAGGTGGTAAGCAATTTGATGCTAACCAAAATAAGGTATACCAAGAAGCAGTACAAAGTGCAGGGCAAGTAGCATTTACTCACCCTAATGAAGATAACAAAATTGCACCTAAAAATGTACAGCATCGAAATGCTTATGCTAAATTTAAACAATTTTCTTCAAGTATTGCTGAATTACCTAAAGCATCAAGAGAAGCATTAGAGACTCGTTACTTTGCTGAAAATGAAAGTGGAATGGACAAAGCAGAGATAACTAGTTTACAGAATGCTCGTACTAGAGATCAAGAAGTGTACACTAAGCAAGTGATGGATACATTTAATGACCCTAATACTAATTTTTCATCAGCTAATATGAAAAGCATGTTAGCTAATTTAGTTAAGCATGGGCAGTATGATAGTATTCCTGAAGCTTTCGCAGTAATGGAAGGTAAATTTGTAACTCAAATTGTTAAGAATATTGAAGAAGCTCATAAAAATCCTGGTGAAACTACGGATCAATTTGCTGATAGAATTATTTCTAGTCAGTTCTTACAAGATGCTATCACAGGGTATGCTACGGAAATTGGTCTAGGTGAAAAGGGCACTAATTCAATAGTTAACTTAGTAGACACTAAATTAAATGTAGCTAAGAAAGAAAAGAACTACACGGCTAGATTGGCTAATAGTGAAAAGGCTCTTGCAGATTTTGATGCTTTGATAGAAAAAAGTAAGAAAACCCATAGTGCTGATAATATGAATAAAGCACTATTAAGTAACTTCATAAGCCAAGGTGGTGAAGGAGATCCTACTGGTGCTCAAGGGCAGTTAGCTGATGTATTTAATAGAGTAATTGGGTATAACCCAGAATTGGTACATAACCCGCATATATTTTACAAACTTATCCGTAAATACAATCCAGGAGTTGATTTAGATTTAACTGATAGTGCCTCAGACCTTGAAATTGGTAGTATGCAAGCTAACCCTGGGCATCTTAAGGATTACTCTATGGAAGGTAATAATAACAATGCAGGTAAAAATACTGACTTATTTGAAAGGATATCAAATACTAAAAAATTGTATGCTGCAGATGGTGATTTAACAAAAGAAGGTATTGCACTAGCAGAAGAATTATTAATGAATAAGACAGCACCAGGTGTGTTAGCTAAAAACAATCTATTCCGTACAGATGAAGAGAAAGAACAAGTTAAGTTACTTAGACTTTTAACTAAATACCAATTAAATAAGCAACAAGACAAGAGAGACCCTTTAAAGAAAGAAATTAGAGATATACGTAATAAGCTTATTGCTAAATAGGAGAAGTATAGATGGGGTTTTTTACTTCAGGTGGTTGGTCTAATGTTGGAACAACAGGGTTATCTAAAAAAGATACTTTACTAGATTCTTTAATACAAAAGCGTGGTGGCATTGAAAACCTCAAAAGGGTAAAACAAGGGCAGATTGATTACCTAAGTCAATACGATACTACCCGTGCTACTTTTGATGACTTATCAGGTAAAGGTACTGATTCTGACTCAGGTTATTTTACAACAGATGAAGGTGTTGCATTCGGAGGACGTGCTCCTACTATTTTAGATGCTCCAGAACACTCTGCATACGCAGGTGAGTCTAGTGTAAGACAATACCAAAAAGAGCATTATGCTAAGTTATGGGGAGTTCCTGTTGAAGCTGTTACTGATGAGCATATCTATGCTATGGGTAGACAGGCAGATGAAAAGTTCAATGCTTTAGCTTTAGAGGGTCAAGGAACATACGATAAAGATTTAGGCATTGTAGAGCGTTCTGACTATGAAGGTATGGAACCTCAATGGTATCTACCTGAAACAGATGTTACTTATAATCCAGAAGATACGAAGTTAGAAGGTACAACTAGAGACAGAGTTAATCTAACAAACCCATTCACAGGTACTAACTTGTACCATGCAATGAATACTCCTGAGTTTAATACTCGATGGTTTGAGAATACACCTGAACAAAATCAAATACGTGCTCAGTATGAAACTGAGCATGGTAGTCACTATGGAGACTTTAAAGTTCCTTACTTACATAGTAATGTGTACCAAGCAGAAGATGGCACATTCTCTGTATATTCAAGTGATGGTGCTATACATGAGAAGGGGCTTACTGAAACTGAAGTAGAAGATTGGCGTAGAGAGATTGAGAAGAACCCTAATCCTCTTATTGCTGATAACTGGTCTACAGAAAGAGCAGCACAAGTACTTAAAACAGGCTACACAGGATTAGTAGGTAATATCGAAAGGGCTACAGCAGGAATGCCTAGAACTTTAGATGCAACTGCTGAGTATTCTAGAGGACAACTATTTAAAGCTGAGAATGAAAACTTTAGTGGTGCTCAAGCAGCAGCACAAAAAGCAGGTAAAACTCCTGAAGACTTCCAAGCATTTATGGATGATATGCGTAAGGTTGCTACTCAAGAAGTAGTAACTGAAGAGCAGATAGCAGATTTTAAAAAATACTCACTTAACCCTACGTTAGCTCCTGAAGGGTATAAAGACTCTGCTGATTTTAAATTAGTAAACATGTGGAATACTCGTATTTTAGATAGAAATCTTAAAGATTTATTATCTTTAATGGAATATGAAGAAGAAGCTAAAAAGTTAGACAGAAGAGGCCAGCATGTTAGTAAAGCACAGTCTAAAAGAATTGCTGACGACCCTTATGATGGAGGGATGTTTGATTCTATACTCTTCGATATCGCAAATAGAAAAAAAGAATTTGTAGAGACTTTCCTTGAATCTACTCCACACATGGCTGTAGCTATGATTCCATATGCAGGTGTTCCTACTTTAGCAACACTGAAGCAAGATGATATGGAAATGGCGTATATTGAGAATTATGGTAAAGCCCCTTCTTCTGAACAAGTAGCATGGATGTGGGGCACCTCTCTTATTGCATCTAGATTAGAGAAACTAAGTGGTGAAGTTCTTGTAGGTAAATCTAAAGCAGTAAATGAAACCTTAGATTTAATATATAACAAGTTAGCTGCTAAATCCCCTCTATTAGCTAAAGCAATGGCTATACCTGCACGTATAGGTTTAAGTGCTACTACTGAATCAGGTAGTGAAATGGGTACCCAATACTTTGAACATATTGGTGCTCAAGATGTAAATAAAAATCTTAGTGCACCTACTGCTTTTGAAATGAAAGAAGCAGGCATGGCAGGAATGGTAGGTGGTGGTAGTATTGCTACTCCTACATCAATTGGGCAAGAATTATTAAATACTAAGAAGAAGCGTTTAAATAAGATTCAACAGAAGTTAGATATTCCTGAAACTATTGATGAAACTTCTGCTGTATCACAGGAAGATATACAAGAGGAGCTTAATGATTTAGATAGTCAAATAGAAGATACTTTGGATAGTTCTACTGGGATACCTCAGAAAGAACGTGCAGCAGCACGTAAAGAGTTATTAGCTCGTAAGAAAGAACTAAGAGAGTCAACTAAAACTACTCAAGTAACTAATCCTGATGCTCCTTCACCTAAATATAGAAAACAATTAGTAACAGTTGCTATGCAGTTAACTGAAGAAATTGAAGCTAAAGAGGCTAAGAAAGCAGAGAAAAAAGCATTACAGAAAGCAAAGCAGAAGAAAGCATTTAAAGGCACAACAGCAGAATACACAGAAGTTTTAGATAAACTAAATACTACTGAAGAGTTATCTATTGACCAACACCAAGAACTATTAGATGCATTATCTGACAGTGCTAGTGGGTATATTAAAGAATGGACTGCACTTGATGGTAGTAATCCTGAAGCAGTTGAACAAGCTAAACAAAAAGCTACTGAAGCTATTAAAGAAGTTAAAGCACAGAAAGCTAAATTTGACGCTAGAGAAGATGTTAACACTACCCAAGAAGACCTTAAAAATACAGAACGTAAGAATGAGTATGTATATAGTTTAGGTAAAACAGAGACTACTGATGTTGATGATATTAATGCGTATTTAACAAGTAACTCTGAGACACTTACTTCAGCTGAAATTAGTATCCTAGAAGCTAAGAAAGACGCTATTGCTACTAAACAAAACTTAGATGTAATGTCTAAGAATTTAGAGAGTGTAAAACAAGATGTACTAGGTAATGAGAATGCTCCTGATGTATCTAAAGATTTCATTTCATTTGAGAAACATAGACGAAATGTAGAATCAGGTAAAAATAGATTAGGTGCAATAAGTAAGCTTAAGAAATTTGCTACTCATATGCAAGAAAAGGCAAAGCTTTTAAAACAAGCATACGCTAGAGTTGCGGGCAGTGACAGAACAGAAGTAGTTACCTTAGGGAATTCTACATGGACTATTCACACTAATTCAGGTGAGTTTGTAGATTACGTAGGTCAAGAGGCTGCTTATGGCCAACGTATTGTTGATTTAGTAGATAATATTGCTGAAACTAAATTAAGTAACCCAGAAGCTAGTATCGACACCTCTAAGCATCAAAGAGATGTTAATGAGCTACTGACGCAAAAGATATCTAAATTAGAAGATACAGCTCCTAAAGATACTACAAAAGTTGGCGAGTCCGAACAGACGAAGTCTGTGGAGGGCGAGGCTAAAGATGTAAATGAAATTCTTAAAAGTAAACAAACACAAAAGAAACACGCTTCTGAACCTAAGAAAGTAGACAAAGAAAACCAAGTAGATCCTAACGACTTGTTGAAGAGTACTACTAAAGAAATCCCAGCAAAAGATAACAAAGGTGCTGGGACAGAATCTGATACTAAACAAGACCCTAATGATTTACTACAAAGTACTTCTACAGTAGAAACAAAAGAAGTAAAATCAACAGAAGAAACTCAAGCACAGGGAGACTTATTTGGGGATTCTACTAATGAAGTTAAAGATGCTTTTGCTAAAGCAGGAGTACTAACTAAATTAGGTACTGTGTACGCAGAGGGTTCATTAAGTTTAGATCAATGGAAGACAGCAGCTAAAAAATTAGGAGTATTGCCAGATGGGTGTTAAATGTACTAAACAGTTAATCAGAGATGCTATTGTTAAACATTACAATACGCAGTTAGAAAATGTTCAAGGTACCACTCAGTCTATAATCCAATTTAATAATGCTGTAAATAGTTTAACTGAGTACTTTGATACTTTAGATATACCATCTGACTTATTTAAAGTACACATGCCAGCAAAAGGTGTGTACTCACCTGTATTACATGCTATAGAGTATTTACATTTTTCTATTGAAGAAGGTAAAGTTCCTTTAGATTTATTTGTAACAGCTAATACAGATAAAAAAGTAAATACTTTCCTAGACCCTGCACTATACAATGATAGTAAGAAGTTCACTAGTTTTCTATTAGAACAAGGTTTGGATCCAAAAGTAGTAACTACTCTAATTAACTTATACGCACCCTTTAGAGCTTCAGTTAATGAAAATTTAGATTTTAAACCTACGCTTTACACAAATAAAGTACTGCCATTATTATATGGTGCAAATAAAGTAGGAGAGAACTACAACTTCCATTTACCTCAGCCTATTATATTCAGTATGCTGACTCAATTAGTTAGATGGTATTCCACTGATGGACAACGTTCATTAGAAGGTTTTACACAAGACCAAATTGAAGCAATTGTAGATTACGCACCTGGTGAAATTATTCCTTCTGAAGTGTATCAAGCATTTGAAGGTAAACCTAGTGGTTCATTAAGACATGAATCAGCTATGCAAATAGGTAGTCTTATCTACAAATCTCTTAATATTAAGAGTAACACTCCTGAATATGGTAAAGACGTAGATTATTTACTTAGGTATAACTTAGGTTTCTTGGCATTAGAAATTGGTAAAAAAGTAGGTATTCTTAACCAGCATGATATTAAATACCAACGTGTATCAGCAAACAAAACTACTACTGAGCAGTATAGCTATTATGCTATTAATGATGCACAAGGTATTAATGTTGAGGAAATAAGTAAGGATTCTGAAAAGTTAGATGATTTTTTTGGAACTGCACAGGATTTTAATACACCTTCATTAACTCCAAATACTAATGAGGTTGTAAAACCTAAAGGCGCAATTGGTAAAGTAGGTGAAAAAGTACGTGAATTATTTAAACAACTAAATAATACAAAATGGACAGTTAATGATAGCTTTCATTTGTTTATGGTAGGTGCTGACACTGACAATGTAGCTCTTAGAAAGAAAGCTGTACTACTACGTCAAAAGCTAGCAGGTATTGTGGATACCACAGATTCTTCGTTATTCCTACATACAGACCTAATTGATTCTATTAAAGCTAAGAATGAGCAATTACAGAATGATATTAAGGCTGTTAAGCGCTACTTTGACTCAGGACTTATTCACGAGTTCTATCTAAAATGGCAAACACAGAATCAACACAGAATGATGATTCTGTCTGACTTAAACCCACATAGCTCTAAAACAGTACATCGTTTTTTAGTTAGGCCTAAAGCAGCTTCAAGAGTATCTATTGACCCTAATAGTAATGACGCTAATGAAATCAGTAAGTTTCATACATTTAAGATAGCAGTAGCTCAACATTTTGATCTAAGTATTGATAAAACAGATTTAGTAGGTTCTCTTAAACTATATGAGAGTGTTGTTGCTGATTTAGCTGATGAAACATCAGCGTTAAGTAGAGCTGTGTCTGCTACAAGCACTTTAAAAGATAATGAGGTATCTGAAGAAGCTTTTGTAGATGCTATGTTAGAACTCACAGATAAGTACCCTAAAGGCAATACAGCACTTTTAATTGGTGTTAAAGCATTAGCTCAACTAGAAACAGGTACTGCATTTGAAACTGATATTGTATTAGAAGCTGATGCTGTAACCAGTGGTTATTCAATTGGTTTACTACAATTTGCATCTAAGAGTGTAGATGTAATGAAGAAAGAGCTTAACCGAGTAGGTTACACTTTTGATGATGATGCAACACCATACTCACAACAAGTACAGAATATTGATGGAGCAACTCCAGATGGATATCTTAACTTTGCTAATGCTTTATTAGGTAAGTTTGAGAATTTAGGAGAATACACTAGACTATATTCTGAAAATGCTATTAAAGCTGCAACTACAAAGTTTAATTTATTTAATCATATTTACATGCCTCTAGTTACAAACAGACGTAACACAGGTAAACCTCCATTTATGGTTCTAAATTACTCAGGAGGAGTTTTTTCAGTATCTAGAGAGACTGCAGGTTCTTTCCATACAGACTTACTAAAACATATTGGGGCATTACAAAAAGAGTATTCAGCTAAAGACACCAGCACTAAACGTAAAGCAGAAATTGTAGTTAGAGTTAGAGAACTATCCGTTAATATTAACAATATTCTTAATTATGAAAAAGCTGCTTACAATATCTGGGTTAAACCTGAAGAAGTTAAAGCAGTATTAGATAGTGGCACTCTACATACTATTCCGATGGCTGATTTATCACAGGGTTCAGAAGCTATTGATGAGACACTTAAAAAGGCATTAACAGATACATTAGTTCCTGCAATCAAGCAAAGTAAAGAAGAAACTATTGTTAATACCGAAGCTATTGACTATTACACTCAATTAGCAGAATTTAGTTTCTTCTTATTTATGCGTAAGTACCAGAATGAAGTACATTCAATGGACGGTAGAACAGAGTACAACTTACTTCCTGGTGACAGAGATAGAATAACACAGGAACTTATTAAGTACTTCCCTCGTATTCAATTAAAGCACCACACAGATGAAAAAGGGACTGCGTTTATTGATTTAGTTAAAACTAAAAAATCACAATCTAAGCGTATTATTGAATTGCCATTTAAAGACGAAAGTCCTCAATTACGTCCAGTAGTTTACACTTATGATGCTGCGGGTGCAGCATCGGTAGTACGTAGTATTCAAGGATTTGATGCTAGTGCTTTACAGAGTACTTTAATGGACTTAGTTACTAAAGATGGTCAAGTACCTGTTATTCCAATTCATGATGCTATGATTGGAACATCTGAACAGTTATACAAAGGTAAAGATTCATATAATTCACACACTGTAGAACAACAAAAGTTAACTACTCTACTTGGTACGATGGAATCTCGTTTCTTAGACCATTGGAAAGAACTAACAAAAAAAGAAAAAGCAGAAGTTAATGATGATTTCTTAAAACAAGGACATGTTAACAAAAGTAAAGATGCTGCTGATAAAATCAGTATTACAGATGTATTAACTCAGCACCAATCCACATTAAGTGCAGTGACTTATGTACGTCAAGAGTTATTTGAAGAAATTGATAAAGGTACTGTAGAGAACATGTATGTGCCTCATGTTGATTTAAATAACACTGAGATTACTAGTGAAGCTTTGCAAGAACAATTAGACGAAGGTAAAGAAGATTACCAGCACAGTAGTCATTACAAAACACTACATGACCATCAAGAGCTATTTAGAAAATTAGAGTCTCGTTTACAGGCACTGTACCCTAATGTTGAATTAACTGCTACTGAAGATTTAGTAGATAAATATGGTAATGAAGTATTAGGTAAAGCAATAGGTGCTGCTGCATACTACTCTAAAGGTAAAGCTGCATTAGATACTGTTCCACATGAGTACGCCCATATTTACTTAAATATGCTTGAGCATACGACTGATGTTGATAAGATTATCAAGCGTACCATGAAGCATAATAAAGTAGATAGAGTAGGAGCTAAAGAAATTCTAGCTACTGCAATGGGAGAACGCTTTACAGATGAAGTATTAGGCAAAGAAGCTAAGATTAAAGTTTCTTTAGCTAAGCGTATTTGGAAAATAATTAAGAGTATTTTTACTGAGTTATTTGAAAGTACTAGTGCATTTGAACAGCGTATATTAAGTTATGACTTATTTAATGACGGACGTGATGAGTATTACAACTTATATGGGGACTTCAAGAAAGGTACTCTTTCAGGAGCTATTAGAACTACTCCTAAGAAAGGTACTCAAAAGCAAGATGTAGAAACAATCTTACAAGAGAACCCAGAAGGAGCTAAAGTAATTAAGAAGGTACAAGAATTAATACCTAGTGCTTTAGTTACAGGCAGCCTAGCTCTCACTGCTTTTGGTAATATTTACAGAAAAGGTAAAGGTGCTCTACATGATTTAGATTTCAGAGTAGACGCTAATATATTTAGAGGGGGTACTCTCAAAAAGCTTATACATAGTAATTTTAAAAATTCTGAGATTATCTATAATATAGGTGACCCAAAACGTTCTTTCCAGATGTACACTGTAATAGTACCTCCTGAGAATGTGAAAGTACAAAATATTAAACGTTACCAAGATAAAAAAGATAGTAGAGTTGTTTACTATGAACTTGTAGATGTTAATAACAACAAGACTGTAGGTACCTATAATGCAAAAGTAGCAGCTAACCCTGCAAAGCCTAAAGGATCTAGCACAGTTATTGTAGATGAGAGCACAGTAGGTATTAAAGCTACTCTTGTAGATTTTATGGCTAGTGATACAAGTCTAGAAAATCAAAAAATGCATTTTAGTAGTACACTAGGAGCAGGCATTAGATTTGTACACCCAAGGTCTGTATTTGCAAAGAAGGGTGAAATAAAGGCATTTGATAGGCCAAGAGCTAAAGATGTCTTAGATTTCAATTTATATGCTCCTACTGAAGTAAATGGCATCACACCTCCAAATATGTTTAGCAGTGAGTTTGTAGGTAGTAGTTTTAATGAAATGTTAGACGATATGGTTATGTGGCATCAGAATGCTCCAGTAACCCAGCAAGCAACACAGATATTTAAAGACCTAGGAAGTATTGAGACACACCCTGATAAGGAACACACTAAACATTTACATAAAATTTTACAATCTCTAGTACTAGACCACATCCAGAATGTAGATGATGTGTTAGTTGAAACTGGGTTTGTTGAAGGTGCAACAACAGGTGGATTTAGTGAAGATTTACGTAAAGTTGTAGTTCAATTAAATAAGAATACTCCTGTTACATACGCTGAGCAAGGTGGACAAGAAGTTTATGTACATGAGTTACTACATTCAGTCATTGACCATGTACTAAAAAGTAACCCTCGTTTGAAAGATAAACTTAATAAGTTACATAAAGAAGCAATGCCTCACATTAGTGTAAATACTTTCTTAGCTGGGGGTGTTAAATCTAATAGTCAAGCAGAAGTGGAAGTAGCACAGAAGCAGTATAAATATGTATCGCAAAATTCTACAGAGTTCTTAATTTATGCTTTAACTAATAAGAATTTAACTAACACACTGAAGAAAGTAAAAGTAGCCCCTATAAATAAAGCATGGAGCAAAGATGGTACTTTCTTTGATAAGTTAATTCACTTATACAACTATATTAAAGAGCAATTCAATACTCGTGTTAGACATAAGAAAATGCCTACAGCTGAGTATGAAAAGTTTTATAACTTTGCACTAGAAGTAGCAACTATCAATGAGACTCATAAACGTAATTTATTACGTCAAGCAAAAGAGCATCATTTAAGTCAGTTAGTATTTCAATCTAAAGATAAGATAGCTGATTTCATTATAGATGCAGCGCACATTGGTGCACAGAAGTTAGCTGGAGATACACCAGTAGGCAATATGCTAAAAAATATTGCAGCGTTACCTCCTTCAATCAAGAAGGCTGCCACTGAAAGAGCTTTTGGTAAGGCTTTTGTTGCTTTAAGTGAAACTGAGCAAGCACAGACAGTAGCTTTAATGACCAAAGAATTAGTTACTGGTACAGGTTCATTAAGAGCTTCTCAATTAGTATTGAAAGCAAAAGCTTTAGTTGAATCACAACGTTTCCATAGAGCTAAGAGTATGGCACTAGCTTTACGAAAAGCTGTTAAGAGTAAGAAAGTTACACGTACACAGCAAACAGCGTTAACTGCTACATTGTTGAAGCCAGATTTACGTGCTCTCTATGATAGTAATAAGTTTACAATTGATGATATTGTAGAGTTGATTAAAGACCCTGCATTACTACAAAAGACAATTCGCCATTATGAATTGCAAGTAGGTACAGCAAATGATACGTTCTATAGATTACAAGTACAAGAATTAGCTAAATTTATGAACAATACAGAAACTAAGAGTTCTTTGCAGGCTCTAAGTGCTCATCGTATGTATCAATTGCACCAACAACTATACAAAAAGGAAGTAGACGTAACTAAAGATGCTTCAACTATACAAGCTATTGATATTTTAGTTAGTTTAAAAGCATTAAAGTACTCTCCAGAAAAATGGAGAACTTCTACTTTAGAAGTAATTGATAAAGAGTTTGAAGCAGACCCTACTGATAACTTAGTACATTCTATTATTAAGATGCACTCAGTTACTCATAATGCTGCTAGAAGGGAGCTATTTAATACGGAAGCTCCATACTCTATGGTTAAAGGGTATACGCGTTCTAAATACAATCCTGACGTAGATATTATTACAGCTCCTCTTACTGAAGCTAAAGCACTTGCTAAAGAAGGATACGTATTAGAAGAAGAAGTAGGTGAAATCAGAGGAATCACATCTGTTAAGTATGGTGTATTCATTAATAAGTTTAATCCTGAAGCTCCTAGAACAACGGGTATCGTTTCGTATACTAGTCAACGTTCTAAAGGTACTACAGTATTTGAATTATTATCTAAAGAAGAGAAATACCAAAAGAAAGACCCTATTACAGGGAATATGATTGGAGATCCTAGAAAGATTAAACCTATTATTGATGCATTTATTAAGCAACAAATTACTAAATTAGAAAACGAAGTAATTAGTGGTAAGTTGAACAAGGAATCTCAATTAGTACCTCTATACGATAAGGATGGGGGTATTTATGATTTCCGTGTAATGATGTCCAGTGCACACCAAGAACGTCTGTTGAAACCAGATTCTAGATTTGAAACTGTATTAACTCAAATGGAGATGCATCAGGTAGATAAGAAGAACTCAGCTAGGATTGAGAAAGAAGCAGTTCAATACATGGTAGATACTTTCAATGCTCATTACAAAGATAAGCATGATAAACGTTTCGTTAATCTTTTAGATAAGAAGAACAAAGCAAAGTACTTTATATACTTACCTAAATCTACACAACAGCGTATTTTAGACAATGCTATTGAAACAAAGGAAGGGCCTGTATTCCCAGTAGTTAAAGAAGAATTACATATTCTCTTTGGATTCAAGGACTTACGTCTTATGGATATTCCAGGTATTCAGAAATTACCTGCTTCAGTTAGAAAAGGATTAACTTATATAGAGAAGGCTCTACTTACTTTAACAAGTATAGCAGTAGGTAATATTATTTTAAAACACCCAGAAGTATTAGCTGATAACATTTTCAGTAACACATTGATGTTAATGGTAAATGGGGTAAACCCAGTTAAAGCTGTAAAAGGGCAGGTACGTGCAGCACAAGACTTGCGTAGCTTTAAGAGAACAGCAGCTGAGTTAATTGAAACTTATTATAAATTTATGGGAGATCAGCAACAGAATGCAGATTTAGAAAATAGAATTGTTGCTTTAAGAAGAGAATTGAACGAAAATCCAATTGCAGAATTGATGGATGAACACTTATTTACTTCTATGGTAGAAGAAATTCACTTAGATGAGTATTCAACTGTGACTACTATGAGTCAGAAAGTGGAAGATACACTCGGTAAGTATCTTCCAGAGTCGTTCATGAAAGCAGGTAAATTAGCTTACATGAGTAAAACAACAGCTCCTCACAGAGCTGTATTAGAAGTTTTTCAAATGTCAGACTTCTTAGCTAGAGTAGTACTTAATGACCATTTAAAGAAAGCACAGCCTAACTTAACTAAAGAAGCTAGGTTAGCTATTCTATACGATACATTTGTACTTTATGATATTCCTGGTGTATCCAGAACAGCACATTACATAAATAAATCAGGATTTATTTTATTCTTCCAGTACTGGTATAAGATTCAACGAGCTGTATTTAAAACACTGGGAAGACAGCCTGCTAATGTAATGTTACTACTTGGATTGCAGGAATACCTAGATGTAGATGTACCTGATATTTATGATTCAGCTATCATAGGTGGTAATTTTGCTCCTCCTATTGCAGGGCCAGAGGCCTTGTTCGAAGAAGTGTTTAGATTACCTGGTGTGGATATTGTTACAGAGCTTTAATCAGCATCTGTGTTCATAATACGGATGATTACATAAATAGCAATAACTACCCCTGCTCCTATGAGTAGGGGTGCTACAAATACACTAGCTAAGATTACACCTAATACTAGTATTGACCATAGAATGGTCAAAAGTAGTTGCTTTAGCTGGCCCATGGGGACTTACTAACACTAAAGTTTTCTCCATTTGTGTCAAGCTTATCAGCAATTTTAGCAGTAGCTTTTACTGCTGTATCTACAGCGTCTTTTTCTAATTTAGCTGCATCTTCTTGTACTTGTTCAGCTACTTCTGGTTTAGCCTTAGCTTTAGTTTTACGTTTAGCTTTAGGTTTAGCTGCAGGCATTTCTGTATGATTAGTATTAACAACAACTTCAGTTACTTCTAAGTTGTTTATAAGCTCTGCAACTTCTTGTGATGACATTTCAATGACGAGTCTCATAATAAATCCTTGTGGTTTTGTTTAATAAAATGGGCAAGCATTAAAGCATCACTTCTACCATCTAACAATCCTCCTCTAGCACCATATAAAGGAGCTTGAGGGTACAAATTATTAGCTATTTCAGCTACTTCTTTCTTTAATTGCTTACCACTAGGTTTAGTACAACCTATGTACTTTTGCCATACTTTAGGTTGAATTTTGATAATAGGTATATCAAGTAATTCAGAGAGAGTGGTAACTAGCCCTAAATTGTAACCAAATCTAAAATTAGATTTAGCTGACATCCCAAATAAAGAGTGTACATCTTCAATTGCAACAACACTAGCTTGTGAATTACGCATAAAGGTGTACAAATCTATACTAGAATACTTGTTATGATCAGCAAATACTATGTCTCCCTGTGTAGGAAGACAACAAGTACTGCCATTTTGACCTGGGTCTATAGCAAGTATAGACATTAACTAAATACTGATTTCTTAGTTTCAGCTGTTGAAGCTGCTGCAAGATCCTTATTAGTTTGATCAATAGTATTACCAGCATTTTTTTCATGCCATGCATCCATGAATGTAGCTTCAGTTTCACCATTAGCCATTTCATCTACTGAAAGACCAGTAGTAGCATTAGCAAAGTAACGTACTTCATTAGTTTCGAAAGTATCAGCAATATCTACATAACCAGCATCAGTTTTCTTCTGCTTATTACGTTTAAATTTCTGTACTGCAATCTTAATAGGCTTACCAATTAGATCAGTTAGTACCCACTTCTCAGTTGGAACTTCTTTTTTAGCTTCATAAGACCATACGTTAACCATTTTCTTTCCACCAGCTTTTACAGTAGTGTCTAGATTTTCACCATTAGCAGCAACACACATACGGTTAGCAGCAGTATAACCAGGTAAAGGCTTCTTAACACCTTTCTGATCTACATAGTAAGGGTTTTGACCTTTAGCTTTACCACTAGTAGCCCAGAAAGTATCTCTTAGTGGGAATACTTTAGCGTCTGCGTCAGCAGCTTTAATTGTTACGTTTACAGCAGTAGCACCACCTGAAGATTCTTCAATGGTGGCCATTTCAATAATAGCATTGTATACTCCTGATTCCCATACACGTTGGTTTCCACCACCACCTAGGGTTTCTTTGTCTTGAACGACATCAGCGTCTAATGTTAAATTAGGCATAATATTTTCCTCTGTTGTCAGATATAATTTAAATTTACAATTAGACAACTAATAATTGTAAATTCATTAGAGGGTACGGAGTACCCTCATATATAAAATATGTTGTGTTAAATAAGTATAGAGATTTTCCTATTTTAGCTTTTTTTGTTATATAATGCCACTACTATGAGCGGATTTGAAGATATTAAAGGGTTAAAGTTACCAGGTGTTGATGCTAAAGGTAACTTTCCTAGTAAACACCCCCAATTTATTACACAAAATGGGAAATCTGTAATTAACCCTGCTTGGAATAAAGACCAAGCTATCTTACGTGAACAAGCTAAAGAAGTAGTTCGTATGAATCAGCAAGATATTATGAAAGATGCTGCTCGTCACGAAAAGAATATGTATAAACCTAAACCTCAGAATACTGGTTTTAGATTCCCAGGAGGAACTAAATTACCAGGCGTGTTAGGTATTCCTTTCTTACTGCAAGACTTTATGCATTTATATAACTTACAAACAGCTCCAGAAATCTTACCATCAGGTGCCCCTAAAGAAATATGACCTCTGATGAATTAAAGCAGTTATCTCTTAATACTTTAGCAGGAGCATCTGCTGCACAAGCTGCAGATATGACCAGACATGCTTTAACAGGTAAAGGTCAGTCATGGTTACCTAATTCTATGGCAGCTAAACAAGGTATTCCTAATCCTTCCACTACTAATTGGTGGAAAGCAGGTAAACTTCCTATGAACCTTCAAGGTTCTTTTATGGGAGCTAAACCAACAGTAGGTGGTACTCTAGGTCTTGCAGCACTTGCAGGATATGGGGGTTACAAGTTAGGTGATTGGTTTATCAATACTAATGTTGCTGATTCTATAGGATTAGGTAGAAAAGATCTAGAAGGCTATGGTTCTTACCTAGCAAATCTTAAATTACCTAAATAGTTATTCCATACTTTCAACAAAGTTTTTCCAAGCTTTGTCATCTTTAATCTGTTCTAGTAAACTACTGTCTTGAAATACATCAGTAGTAAAGTAGTTACCATCAGTAGCTTTTACAATATCATCATATAAAGCATACCATTCAGTATCTAAGTCAAATTGATTAAACAGCTTATTTGAAGTCTGTAATGAAAGTAGTTTATTAGTTCCTTTTACTTTGATTCCTCTAGTATCTTTACGAATACCAAATCTAGTAAACGATTTATTAAAAGTTATCATTACTGAATCATCATGGTGTAACCCTAATTTTTCAATAGCATTTGCGTGGAAACGCACATAAATACTATTATTTTTATGTTGAGCATACTGTTTGATAGTAATATCAATTGCTTGTACGATATCTCCCATTAGTAAATTAAAATCTAAGTTTTCTGTAGATACTCCTAGATCATTAGGTATTTTTGATTTGAAATTACGGTCTTTAATAAATCCCATATTATTCTCCTAAATGCGTATAACGTTCTTTCATAATCTCATTTACAATGTGCCAACTAATCTGGGCAACATCAGTTGCATCACAGTAATTACGAGCAGCTATCACAGGTGCTATAGCTAAAACTAATTTATCTTCTAGTTTCATGTCTTCTGTACCTGTTACTTGTTTGAACAATTTAAGTTGTTCAGGGGTCAGTTCTTTCTTCACCATATTTGGATCTCCTGTTATAATGTGAGTGTCCACCAGGTTTTCATAAATATCTCCTTATTACTTTAAAACCCATAAAAGTATACTGGTGGACACCTGTATATTATGTAAAGAGATATATAGTTTGAATTAGAGTGCCTCTACAAATAGGAAAGTAGAGGACTAACATTTACGATGTTTCTAACGATATAAACCTAATTGAGGGAGAACGTCATAGATCGAACTTACGTTTGGATCAACTAGTTTATACTGAGGGTAGTTATTTTCATAATAGCCACCATCCCTCTATACGCTATTGTAGATTATATAATAGTAGTGCCTAACAACATAGATACCAGTACACTACTACACTCCCCTCTACACAGGGATAAAACATTATTACTGGTACCTTTTACATTAATGCCCCTTTTTTACAGGGGACTAGTGATTAATATCCCTTCAGATAAGGGCAGCCCCAACAATCGAGGAGTGATCCATAAGGTAGATCATGTTGATCTGCCCCTGCAGCTGATTTAATGGCTCTAATCTGCGTAACCTTGGCTATCATACCACGATACTTAAGTAGCTTTATTAATTAATTTCCAGAAACCATCTGGGTCAAAGTACATACGTTGTTTAATGATACTAGGTACTGATTTTTCTTTTTTACGTGTCTTAGTATGTCTAGGTGCTAATACCTTTTTAGGATCTGTATAACAAGATAACCTAGTAGCAGCAGTAGACATTGGAATACTTAAAGCTTCAGATAATGAAGCAGCATTCCATTTAGTGCCATCATCTAAAGTGTAAAACCTCCCGCCTTTATGGGTTTTATTAACTTTACGATAAACTAACTTAGGATCTTTCGATGCCATTAATCTTGCATAGGCAGTACTAACACTGCACCCTAATTGTTCACTAAGCTGGTTAGTTGTAATAACAGTACCATCATCTAATGTGAATTCTAAATTTTTACTGCCCACAGTTACTCCTGGAAGTCGTTAATAATTAAATAAATAAGCCATGCTTGGTATAGAATACTTGCCCCAACTAGGTATTCAAATAACATATTAGTCCCCTTGTGTAGGTATTAACCAATACACACGTTTATCAATGGAATCTACTTGACTCTCAATTAAAACACTCTGTTTAAGTTCTAATACTGCACGTTTGATTGTAGATATTGATTTATCTGCAAAATACGGATTATGTACAATAGATGAAATATTTGCTTTGTTCGCTGCTATGTAGATAAAGATATCTTTAGCTGTATTACTTAAATCATATTTATCTAAAGCTTCATCTACTTCAGCTTTAACTAATTGTTTCTTACGCCAAATTTGCGCAATATTTTTTAATGCTCGATTTTTCATTTTTCTCCTTAATTAGAAGGCAGTCTTAGTTAAAGTCATAAACTGCCAAAATGACTAGCAACTTGAGTTTAATTTATAGTCCTCGTCTACTAAAGGCTAAACTCTGCATATTTACATAAACACCTTAGTCTTCATAGTAAGTATGAAGACGTTCCAGTACATGTTGTATATTGTTATCAATGAATGTTTCATTCATTTCCCACATACCTACTGGACTACGCATACGCTCGTTAACAGTTTCTTTAGTTAAACGAGTTTGGTATACATATTTAAAGCCAAGCATCTCTTCTGTGTCATTAATCTTATATAGAGGAGAGTTAGCAATTTCCATTTTAGTTAATGGCATCTTCTTACAGCTGATAACAGTAGAGAAGAAACTCTCTATACCTTGATTCATTAATGAGCCTTTAACTTTAACAAGCGTTTCATTAACCATTTCAGACTCATTATAGACATCTGAGGTATGAGCTAAGAAAATGATATTACGAGTAGATTTAGCTACATCTTGTGCCATCATATTCTTCATAAACTGAGCATAACCTCCCCAGGCTTGCATAGTGTTAGATGAAGTCAGTACTTTAGTACTTTCATACATATCCATTAGATACGTTAAACTATCTACTACAACTGTGTGAATGCTACCTGTATCATGGTCTTTACCACCAATATTGATAGACTCTTCAGTCTCTAACGCATTGATAATCATAGGAACATGTTCAGGATCTGTGATTGTGTACTGAATAAAATCAGATTTAAAAGGTAATTTTTTATTGTTCTCACAATTAAGATACAAAACACCTTTTGGGTCATCAATATGTTGAAGACTTGCTGATTTACCTGATGCGGATTTACCACATACTAATACTAAGTTATTGTTCATTTAAACTCCTTGACGTTTAATTTTAGAATTAAGAGCTGCATTTACTTGATTTTTCAATTCAGTCTCTGGAAGAGGCACTTCTAACTTATCATTAAAGTTAGCTAGAAGACCTTCAATTTCACTCATATCTGCTCCACTATCTATGTATACACAACCTAATCTGTACAGCATATTAGAACGATTACCCATTTCTGTATTAGCTAAGAACCATCTTTCCATATTAGAAATAGCTCCTGCATCAATTACAGACTGGTTGAATTTATCTGATTTTTTAGTTTGAGGGATAAATAGTGTAGCGTCTACTAATTTACCTTGGTTGTATACATGATGCCCATTATGAGATAACCACTTACGTGAAATGTTCTTAGTTTGTGCATCTACATCAAAAGGTAACCACGAGAATACATTTTCCATGAATTTACTATAGTCTCTTGATGATAGTTTTAGATAATGACTAATAGGTAGAATGATTCTAAATCTATTTGTATCAGTTGTATGACGTTTAGTAGTAGCCATTAGATATGTATACTGCTCTAATAATGTTTCAGCAGTACTCATTTGTACAGTACCATCTAAATCTAAGATTAATAGATCAAAACCAGGAATAGCATTATCACTATTACGATACCCATCTTTAAATGCATGAGCTGTATAGTGATATCCAGGGTTTGTCACTAATTCATGAAGCTTAGTAAAGTTTGTACAGTCTTCTTGAAAATTCTCAGTTATGTCAGTACTATGAGATACATGTATTTTATCTAAATCAGTTTTTTTAAGTGCTTCTCCTGAAAAGAACTCAATACCATCAGTTTCTGATCTACGAATAATAATATTATTCTTATACCCATAAGCAATAGCTAAATTCATTAAAGATTGTTTGTCTCTTTCACTGCCTTTATAAAAAGGTAAATCTTCTACAAGATCTACTTGTGTTACTTCAGTACCAATATCAGCAATATACTCAGCTAATCGAATATATGGGCCTTTCTTTTTTAAAATTCTATTGAAATGTTCTCCTGAATCTTCAACTAAAGTAATAGCAGCTTCTAAGTGTTCTCTTTTAACTTCTGTTTGGCCATCAATATACGCATAAGCACCAGCTAATTTAAGTGCTTTATAGTATCTATGCTTTATCTCAGTTTTGTGTAGTTCTTGATGAGCTTTCATTTTGATAGCTCTTTCTTCACAATCTGTTTTATAGGTAAGCAGCTGTATTGAGATTTCTCTACTCATTTGTATTAGAGTATTAAAATGATTAGAATTACATAAACGCTTTAAATGAAGGCTAATTTGTTGCATCAAATTACTTTGGTTTTGGTCAACTAGCTTATCAAATTGTTCTTCTGGTGTTAGAGGTGAAACCACAGATTCTGCTTGCTCATAGCCAAATAAGAGTCTACGAGCATACCCAGTTTCTAACATTTGTTTGAAATCATCTTCAGTCTTACCACCATCTAGTAATTTAGTAGGTGTACCAAATAACATTAGATTAGTAGGAGTTCTACCATCAATGTCAGTCATTCTTTTATTTTCAGTAGTGCTCTTAATAAGCTTTTGTTTAGTCTTACCAATATCGTAGAGTTCTAAAAAAGTATTAATCATTTCTAGATTACCTAGCAGATTACTACCTACCTCATCCATTTCTAGATTCATAGAGCCTGCACCAGCTAATAGAAGCTTTTGACGCATTTGTTTAATTGCAGGTGTTGTACCTGAATCAAAACTAAATAGTAATTCACCACAACTTTCAAATTCACTAGTTAGTTTTTCTTCAATAGTGGTAATGTCTAGTTGACTTGTTTGAGCTAAAACTTTTGCTAATCCTGCTATGTTTTTAGCAGCTAAGCTAGGGAATAGTGTCTGTAGGTATTCTTCTTTGAAGTCAGCAATTAAACTTTCTTCAATTAAATTTGTAGAATATCCTTTACCTGCTCCTGAAGGCATTAAATTTAGCGCATAGGTATTAATAGGAATTACACCTCTATCTTGTGTTTCAATATTGACTCGCATCATAGATGCAACTTTACTTAAGTAGTAAGCAGTAAGAATTCTGAAGAAATGTCTATTGTTAGATTGTGTTTTAGCTACTAATACATCAACTATATCCTCAGATAATTGAAAATATTTGGACATGAATTACCCCTTTAGTGATTTTTTATATTTATTAATATTGTTATAGTACGTTACATATACTTTGTCATACCCATATTTTAAATTGCCATAATCTACTAACTTAGCGTACGAAGTAACTCCATATTTCTTGTTCTCAAGAACATTAAGCAAATGCTCTAATTGCCCTTTTGTAAACTTACGCTTATCAGCTTTTTTACGTTCTTTCTTAATTACGGTTGGCACTTTTTCTGTGCTTGTAAACAATTTTTTAAATAAATTAATTAAGTATTCCACCTTATCTCCTTATAAAATTAATCTACCTTCAGCAGCTAATGCTTTAGCTTGTTGGCAGATATCAACAACATCACAGTAACGACAAGCTTTTGCTTCTCCCCGTACTGTTTTAACTACCCCAATCATTCCATCATCAGCCATACGTTGGTTAGCTTCTTCTAGAGTGTCAAAGTTCTTAGTAGCTCTTGTACCTTTAGGATTTTTAAAGTATTTATACTTAGTGTCACTTTCCCAAAGTTCTTCTTTAGTACATACAGGTAACTGCTCCTGTGGAGTGTCTATAAGTTCCTGTAATTTACTGAGCTTTTCTTTAATATACTGTTCAGTTTGTTCTACTGACCATAAAGGGTAACGCTTTGTCATTACTCTACTTTGAGGATATTTAGGATCTCTAAGAGCTGCAGCAGATGACCAGTCAGTAAAAATGAATTGAATCTCCATATGCGTATCTGTAATACGTTCTGGAGCTAACCATTTATAAATACTTCCTTGTTGGGTGTATTTAAGAGCGTTAGAATCGTAAATATATGTCCATACAGAGGTACTTTTATAATCAGATAACGTACCGTTTAAGATTAGGTCATATTTCCCTGAAATGATAAAATTATTAAGCTCTTTTTCATGACGTTGTTCTACGTATACAGGAATATCAGTATCTGTTAGTTCATTGTCTTCAGGATTAATATTAATGCGCTCAATTATGTTAGACATACCTAAGGCTTTTAGAGCTTTTACTACGTTGTCTGGGTTAGTCCATGCTTCTTCAGCAATAGCATGAATAGCAGATCCCATTCTAGAACTGACTAAATTTGAAATATCTACTGTTTTATCTAAGTCTTTATTTTGTTTTTGTAAAACTAGTTGACGAATAGGCTTAAGTAGAGATGTCGCACTAATTACATTAGATCTGCCATCATAATCATAGTCATCATTCATTAGCCATACTGCTAGAGGTAATGAAATGTTCTCATTATTAGTATATTTATACATCTTCAGTTTTCTCTAAATTAATAGGCTTAACACGATATTCTTTGTCTTCATGCCAGCCAGGAGTAACTTCACAGTCTATCCATCTGCCATTTTGTTTAGGTTCACAACAAAGGTATACTTTCTTTTGTATAGTGTATCCTTCAGCCCAATGATGAATTACTTCAGCATGTTTATGTGGATTCATTTCTTCTCCTTGCGTGTAAATACACCCATTTTTTCTTCAACAGCAAATGACTTATCTAATACCCAACCATGTAATTGGTACTCTCCAAAATCCATGCAACGTCTCTTACCATCTATCATTTGGCAATACCAGCTCATAGCTACTCCTATAACGATTTTAAAATTTTATCTACTTCTTCTAGTGAAGCTCTATTAGGCAATAATGTCATATCTGCCCAAGATTTGCCTATATCTAAATCACTTAACATAGGAATATCATCTGACTGAATGAGCGGATGCTCATTCCATTCCATTTCTTCAATTAGAACATCGTTAAGGAATTTAACTACCTTAGGGTCATCTTTTACTAAGAAATAGGCAGCATCGTGAATCATGTTAACAGGAAGGATATCTGCATACATTTCTGCTTCTTCGATCCTTTGATTCGTAGCGATTACTGCTCTATTAAGTAGCATCCCCCAGGATTGTGTAACTGCATTGTTAGCACTACGTACTTCTGCAGTTGCTGCATATGGAGTCTTTTTATTATCCATTACAGACTTACTAATAATAGGTGTCTTAATTTTTAACCCAAAAGCACATTCCATGTAGCCATGTTTAATAGCAAATTTCTTGTTCTTTTCAGCAAACTCATCAGATACCTTATATAGTTCATGATAACTATCTTCAATTTCTTTAGCTTCCTTCAATGGGATACCAGCATTCTTATTTAAAGTGAACGCTGTACCTCCATAAGTTAAAGCAAATGTAGGTCCTTTACCTTTTTGTCTAAGTTCCTTGTATTTACTAGAAATTGAATTAATACTATCTACATCTTCTGGGTCTATGTCAGCCATTTGGTCTTTAAAATATGCGTATGCATTTAGACAGTGACTGTCATAACCTTGAGTATAAATCTTAATTCTATTAGGGTCTCCAGATACAATTGCATTAATTCTAGCTTCTAGAGCATTGAAATCTGCACCTGCAAATAACCACCCTTCAGGAGCTACAACACAGCTTTTAATTAACTTACCCATCTTACCTTGTGCAGGTAGATTAGTTAAATTAGGTGAATTACTAGATAGTCTTCCTGATTGTGTTCCACCTAATTTTAGATTACCATGTAAAAAGTTATTTCCAGCTTTAAAAGCTTTAAGAAATGTACCTGTTATTTTAGATACTTCTGCAATTTTAAGAATACCCTCTATAATTTCAAGAGCTTCTGTATTTTGAGTCTCTTTCTTAAGTTTTTTAAGTGTTTTAGCATCAGTAGCTGGACTACCTCCAGCAGTTATATCTAATACAGGTAGCTTTAGTATTTCGAAGAGTATTGTTGCTATTTGCTTTCCTGAACTTGGGTTAAATTGAATATACTGAAAATCTTCAATAGACTTTACTTTAGTTTTTAATTTAGCATTAGCTTGTTCTCGTGCTTGTTCTTGAAATATTTGATCAGCTTTTTGGATAGTAGGTAATTTATGTAACTTTACACGTACTGCATATTCTTCATCTTTTAGTTGTTTGTATACTGTATCTACTACTGCTTGGTCTAGTGGTAAGCCTACTAACATCATTTTAAGAATAGGCTTAATACTAGGCTTGAATATATCAATATACGTTTCACTAGTAAGTTGGTTACTATATTTGTTATAAACAAACCATGTAGCTAACGTATCAATTAGATTGTATTTCATTAATTCTTCAGAAGTATGTTTAGTAATATCTTTTACATCTAAAGCATAATTTCCTACATATTCAAGAGCATTGCCTTTAAGCCCTAAATCTACTTGAGTAGTAGAGTTCTTTTCTAAATAAGCAAGTAACATGGTGTCGTCTACTTGACTAAATACTTCAAGACCTTCTTGCAATCCTTTGTAGTCAGTTTCAGATTCCATCCACCAATTAGCTATCATTAGCTTAGCATCAAATAATGCATTGTGCATAATTAAAGTACCTGAGTAATTTACTAGGAATTCTTTAATATTCCAGTAACCAGTTTCTCTAATATCAATAGCAACACCATTATGTTGATCCCATGCAAAAGCAATAGTAACAATAGTGTCTGTTAATTTAAGTCCTGTGGTTTCAATATCTACAGTCAGTGCTGGGTATTGGTATAGTTGATCTAAAATATCTAACTCAGTACCTAGAACTTTAGTGTATTCTTCAGAATGTATGACAGCTTTTTTAGTAAAGCCTGTAATAGCTTTAAGTCCTATATCAATTAGTAATTGATTTTCAGGCTGTTTATACAATGATTTGTAGTGAGGTACATGTACACACCTAAAGTCTTCATATTCGTCAAATTTACTCAGTACAGCAGTACCTACATGTGTGGATACCTTTGTATTTTTAGTTAACCACTTGTAGTAGTTACTGTCTGCAACAATTAAGTTAGTTACAGTAGTAGGAATTTGTTCCCTTAATTTAGTTAACCATGCTTTACCTACTTTAGCAGATACTTTTTTAGGTGTATCGTATATTAGTGGTTTAGCTATTATAGAATCTCTAGCTATACCTAATTTTTCTAAAGGAGCATAGTAGTATTCATTTAACGAATATTCATCTATCCCACCTCTCTCATTAATGAGAAGTACGGTAGTAATTGGTTTCATAGAAGTTAATGTAATACTTTAGGTGGCTTTGAAAGTAAATCCAATATTTTTTCAGCTTTATCTAAATATTCTTCTTTATGCTGTGTGTAAAACTCTAAAGCTTCTTTTTTTGAAAAAGAAGTAGAAGTCTGTTCAATAGCACCCATGTAATACTCAAAGCATAATGCTTGAGATAATGTAATGATTTCAGTCATTGATATAAATAGTCTCCCCTATTACTGCAGGCTCATGATCTGAGTTGCATACCCATAAAACATCATATTCTACATTATTTTGTACAGGCTCTGCGTATAAATCCGTGAAGTAGATTAGTATGTTAGGAGGATTATCTTTACAATATTCAAATACAGGATCGAAAGAAGTACCCCCTTCACCTTTAAATTGGATATCATGAATATCTGTATATTTATCTACTTTATGTACACCATGTATAATGTAATCACAGTCAATTACTACTAGTTCTTCTGGCTGATAGGTATCTCTAATACTTTCAATTTCAGTTAGCATTTCAGTTAGTTCTTCTTGTGTAACTGAACCTGAAGTATCAATAGCAATAGTGATATTTCCAATTGTTTCAGAATACATGCTAGGCAAGTAATGATTAGGCATAAACCTTTTATTAGGTCTCATCCATGTAAAGTCATTCTTACTGCGTTCACTTACATACCTATCTAATAACTGTTTCCAATCTAATTTAGGATTAATTAGATCATCAATCATTCTAGCTACTTCCCCAGGGATTTCACCTTGTTGTTTACCAGCCATCATGGATTGTGTCTGTGCTTGTACAATAATACTAGTTAATTGCTCTTTTAGCTTATCAGTACCTTGTGCAGTATTTTGAGAATCTTGATCATTAGTAGATCCTTCACCAGGTTCTAAGATATCTTGTACAAAGTTTTTATATTGATCTTGCTCTTCAAATATGATGTCATACACTTGCTCAGTAGTCATATCAGCATATTTACTATCATGCAAACCATCAGCAGGTAATTTAAAATTTGCTTTAAGTAGCATATCATTAATTACGTAGTCACCAGCAACGTTCCATAAGCGCTTATCTCTATTTCCTACTCTTGTAATATGTTGGAATGCTACGTGCCACACTTCGTGTGCCAGTAGCCCAGTAAGCTCTTCTGTATCAATAGAAGCTACGAAATCAGGATTGTATAGAATAGTAAGTCCATTAGTACCTGCTGTAGGTATTACATCTGAAATTTCATGACGTAATCGAAGACATATAGTAGATAGAAACACAGATTTAGACATTAACTGCACTTTGGCATACCTAATTCTGTCTTCTAAAGTTTTGTTTGTCTCCATAGTATTATCCTACCATTAAGTGTGCATTCTTATTTACCCAATCTAAAATTAATTGATGTCCTTTTAATGCAGGTGTTTTACTATATACATCTTTTAATGTAAGTAATTGCATTTCAGGAGGTAGTTTATTAACTACAACTAGTAATTGTGTAATATTTTGTTCATTCATATTATGACTAACTAGAGTAGTTAAAGCGTATTGTTTATCTGGTTCATCTGGCATCTGAATTCCATGAGGATTTTGTAACATATCCTCAATAGTAGGTAGAGATTCATAAATCTCGCAGTATGCTTTAAATTCAGTAGCAGGTCCTTGACCTACAGTACCCGACATTAATACATAGTCTGTATAGTCAAAGTCTTCTCTTGAAGCAATAATATCTGACAAGAAGCTCCAAGTTCTAGGACATGCAAACGTATCATCACTATGATTAGGATCAAATGTATGTAGACGCTCAGGTCTAAATTTAATAAATGAAATTACTCTATGATCAATACCGTTTGTATTAGCCCACTCTAACCAGTCCTTGTGACTTACAGATAGATTCATATGAATTAATCTAGACTGCATAGCTGTACTTAATTTGTTAACTACTGCCTTATCAGTCTTTTTATTACCAGCACATACAATCCAAGTATTAGGGTGTAATTCATATTCTCCTACCATACGATCCAGTACAACTTTATAAGCTGCTGATTGTAGATTAGGGGTAGCTGAATTCATCTCATCTAAAAAGATTAGCCAACCATTCTTACCTTCAGGAATTTTATCAATACCTTTTAATGGAAATAATGATGGTGGTGCGTATTTCATACGTATACCTGCTTTATCTACAATAGGAAATCCTAGTAGATCAGTAGGGTCTGCTTGTGCTAACCTTAGGTCACGTACTTCTACATTAACTGATTTAGCTAAATCATTAATAATGTCTGATTTACCAATTCCTGGGCTACCTACAAGCATAGGTACTTTATCTGCTTTAAATAAGCGTTTTAAGCCTTCTGAGGCATCTTTAGGTGTGATATCTAACATACTAATTCTCCAGAATATTTAAGGTAACTCTTTGTTGCATAGAAGATGTTGGTGCATCAGGAACTACTTCTTCTTTTACTTGTTTAGCTTTACGTGGTGCACGTTTAGGTTCTTCAGGAATATACTTATGAAGCATTTCAGGCCACCCTTTACGTAATTTAGTAGTAGTATTCCAAGTATCCAAAGAATCATTTAAGTACTGTTTCATTTCTTGCATTTCTTTTTGCAAATCAGTATCTTGTTGGTGTAGTGTAGATACTTCTTCTTCATGTTCTCTAGGAACAGTAAAAGGAATTTCCAAAGGTCTCCACTCATCTTTTGGGTCTACTGTTGCTAAATAATAATGAGGATTACGTTTTGTATACCAACGTTCGCTTTCTTCCTCATTTACTAACATTTGCACTTTATGTTTATGATGAAAAAATCCAGCAGGTAATTTTGAAATATATGGAGTATAGTATGAAATCCATGTTTCATAACATTTAGTAGTTAGTTCTGTTTTAGCTGTTTCAATTTTAGTTGTAGGCAGATTAAATAAATCATTCATAATATCTTGTTGAATGCTATATTGGGCTTGTTGTCCTAATCGCATGACGGCTCCTCGTAAAGTAATTGTTTAATTGTAATAAGTAACTCATCTATTTGGTCTTCTTGAATTAATGTTGCATTAAATGTTAATTGCAGTATGTCTTCAGAGAGTTCTTCTACTTTATAGACGAGTTGATTTTCAGAATCTAATACTTTAAATTCTGTTTGGTTTTCTTCTAGCATTAATAGCTCCTTGCAATAAGGAACGGAGTTCCTATTTGAACTTGGATTTTAACTTTCTAATTGTACGTTTAAAAAATCCAGGTGCTACATTAGGAATAAGATTGTAATGTGATCTACACCACTTACACATCCCTTCTTCTAATTGAGAAGAATAAGAGCCACATGTTTCACATGTAGGCTGTGTTGGGTAATCTGCAGGCTGTTTCATAATTATTTACAGCGCTTACTATTTGGGTGTCTTGTACAACGATATGTACCATGACTAACTGATTTTTTACTAATTCTGTTACCATTGGCATCTCTTCTTTGAGTTCTGCCTTCAATAAGTGTTTTACTCATAATATTTCCAAATATAAATTAAATTAAGTGAGAGTTTTTACACACCAGTACTCTCAAACTGGCTAACAAGGCTGAGGTCTATATGAGGCCTTTGTGTTCTTAAACTAGTTATTAATTTCTTTCTAAATACTCAATGACCATGTCTTGCTTTTCAGCTAGGTCTTCATAGAATTTTTGTTTAGTTGTGTAATGTTTAGATTTAGCTCGCTGCACTTGGTCTACTAAGTAGTTATGTATTTCAGTTGCCCAACCTATTTCAACACGATTATCTTCGTAGTTATGTTTATTATCTCCATAAATAGCCATAATCTAATCCTTAATAAACATACCATCTTCTCGAAGATAGCCTGTACGGTCTTTAATTTCATCGTAAGCTTGTTGTACACAGTCATCAAATTCAACACCTGCTGTTAAGCATACTCCCCTAAGGGTGACATAGATATCTCCTACTGCATCCATCATAGCGTGTCTATCGTTACGATTAATAGCATCAATTAATTCAGTAGTTTCTTCCAGTGTTTTAATAGATTGTGTTAATGGATTACCATTCTGTGCAATCTGTCTGTCATAAAACCACTGGTCAATCTTCATGTCTGACCATTCATCTAAATTAAATTCACTCATTTTTACTCTCCTCTGGTTCGTAATACCAGTATTTCTGGCTGGTGTTGTAATGAAATAAGCCATAGTAGTTACCTATTAAAGTTTCTTCACCTACCTTCCAACGACCATAAGCACCATCCATACCGAGGAACTTCATGCTAGTAGGATTATCATTAGAGTCACGCATTACTACTTTATCCCCTTTAGGGATGTTATATTGTTTAACTGATTCAGTCATGAGGTTAACTCCACCATGTAGTTATAAAATTTATCTATTTCCCAGTCATCAGATTCACCATCTTCAATTTCAGATAGCATTAAATCAAATGCATCTTCGATGTTGTCTTTATGTTTAGGAAACTTTTTAATAGTAGCTTGGGCATCAGTAAATGCTTGGTGTATGTTTGCTGGATAGCTCATAGTTTCTCTTCTAAGTAATCAATTATAGCATCTTGCATATCTAGCAGCTCTCTACTATTCATTTCAACAGTTTTAAGTAGTCTTGTAACTGTAATGTAGTCTTCACTAGGATTTTCAATTTCTAGTAATAGATCTCTTACATTAAAAGCTTTATCTAGTATTTCATTTAAGTTACTCATTGAACTACTCCAGGACATTCCATAGGGTTATCAGCAGTGCATTCTCTAACAGTAGGACTATCGCCAGTCCCGTAAGGATCAGTAGTCCTCTGTATGTGATAACATTCTTGGCAGTATTCACCTTCTTCTTCAACTTTTGCCCATTCTTCATAGTCATCCTTGTCTTTAGCTAATTTAGCTTTAGCATAGTCATCAAAATCAGGTTCTTGGTCACGCATGAATTCATCATGCTCTTGCTCATCAATAAGTTGTTGTTTAACTCTTCCCATACTGGTAGTCTCCACGATTACGCTTTACAGAAAGTGTTCTAGTTTTAGTTTCGTATTTACGAAAGCCTACTTGTTCTTCAGGAGGTTGACCATCTAAATCTTCAAGTAATGTGTCTATAGTTGTTTTTACATTTGAGTAACCAGCATTATCTTGGTCACTACAATATGACATGTATTCATTAAAAGCATTGCTCATAATATTCTCCTATTTTTCAAATTTAGTTTTAAAGTGTGTGAAATTTGCAGGGTCTTGTTTAATGACTCTACGATTAATATCTTTGTTGATTTCAATAGCCATTACAAGACCATAACTAATTATAACTACTCCAATTGTAGCAATTACCAGTGTAAATATAGTAAAGGTATCCATAATTAAACTCCTTCTATTCCTTGTGTAGGGTAAATTTCAAATTCATAGGCTGTACCTAAATGGTCTTCATAATCTCCAAATTCCTCACCTAATCTTACAATAGCACTTGTGTGTGTTAGACCGTCAGGATCTAATATTTCAGCCATTGTGTTTCTGTCTTGTAAGAAACCAGTAATTTTCTGTACATCTGTGTAACTGTCATACCATTTCCAATCTTCTAGTAAGTATGTAGTATGAGTACTCTCAGGAAATAGGTCAGTAGGGTATTTAGAATCCCACCATTCATCTTTTAGTAAGTTTTCAAATTCTTTAGTATACCCATTAGGAACTACTAACCATACTGCACTTCTATAACCCATTTCTAATCTCTAAAGTTTTTAGTAATACGCTTATGAGTTAGCCCACACTCCTGACACTCATAAATAATATATGAAGGTGCTTTAATACCATCACCTTCTGTTTCTTTAGTTTTTTTAAGGGTGTCTGTTTTACATGCATGACACTTACGTTTATGTTCAATCATATTGTCATAAATAAATGAATAATTTAACATTAGTTAATTCCTATGTTGTGAACCACATAAAGGCTCTGTTTTACAATGATGTGTACATTCTGAAGCATAACATTCCCCACCATTATCTGGTGTTATAGAATTAAAACATTCAGGTTGTGTTCTACCATCTTCAAATCCTGCTGAGTATGCTGTATCTACTTGTTGTTTACTTACAGCAATACCTATCCTATTAATTTTCTTTCCTATATGTCGCATTCCTTGCAGGAATGCTACTGTACCTATAATAGAAGTTATGATAGCTAGTTGCCATATTTCAATTTGCATAGTTAGTCCTCATCAAAGTTTATAATTGTGTGTTCTGGTTCTAGAAGTAAGAAGGTTTGATTCACTTGGTTATTTAGATAAAAAGTGTGTTCTTCTCCAAATTCAAAACCATGATTACAATATACCTTACGTGAACCTGGGTGCCCTTTTGAAGTACTAACTACTACATGCTTTGTAAATTCACATTTCCCTCTATCAGTGGGAATTAGTAATCCCATTCCAGGAACAATATCAAATATATCAATAGCATTCATCTAACTAATACTAACTGTTGCAGTGCTCGTGTACATGCTACATAATATAAGTTATCTTCCTGTTGCTGTTCCCATTCCACATTTGTTCTTGTTTTTAGATAATCACAAATATCAGGATTAATGAAGAATACTGTGTCTGTTTCTAAACCCTTACTTGCATGAATTGTCATTAACTTTCTCTTACTTGCACTATCTTCGTGTAACTTCATAGATTTAATAAAAGTTTTAACTTCTGCAATTGTGTTGCATCTATCTAAGATAGCAAAAATACCTGAGTATCTGTCATTTAATGCAGCAGTGTTCCAGTTCTTAGATTCATAAATCTGAAGTATCTTATGATACTGTGCTTTTGTGTTATCAATTAATGTGTCAATACGACTATTTGTCTTCAGTAGTGGCTTTAGTTCTTTCTCTAATTGAGCTATAAACATTCTACCAATTGAGAATTTAATATCTTTCTTGATAAACTGGTAAGCTAGTTTAATCAGTGAAGAATTAGTTCTACTAATAATAAAACAGTCATCAGGGTATTGTATACTATGTGCGTATTTTTGCTGTAATACTCCTCCTGTCTTTTGACTAGTGATATGAGGAACTCTACTATGTACTATTGATAGTATTTCCTGAGGACATCTAAAACTCTCATACATAGGATATTCTTTAGGATTGTATCCTTGTTTAATTAGATCAATAGCATGAGGATCACTACCTCTAAATCCATAAATAGCTTGATGAGCATCTCCTACAAATACTATCTTGTTTGTTGGTATACAATTCAAGAACTTAATTTGTTGAGGATTTAAATCCTGGCACTCATCTACAAGTACCATATCGTACTTTTCTGTTTTCATTCCTAATCGCATAGGGTATTCCAACATTTCATCACCACTAATTTCAGTAGTGTGCATTAATCCCTGTTTCAGGAATACTTTAGCATCTTCAATTAGATTAGAAGCAATATTAAATCTATCACACGTTGCTTCCCATGATTTATCACTGGCATTACCTCCTAGTGTCATGTGCTTTTGTGCAAGATTTGCAGCTACATCATAGTTAAATAGCTTTGAATATTTTTTAAAATTTACTTTACTAGATTTAAATTTACTGTGTTGTTTCAACATAGAAAGGCCTAGTGAGTTGAAAGTCTTACAACTCCAACCCATAGGTAACTTATCAACTACATCATTTACAATTGCCTTATTAAACGCTAAATATAGCCCATTACTAGTTGTATTAGCTAATTGCATAAGTACAGAAGTCTTTCCTGATCCTGCTACAGCATTCACAATAATCGCAGATTCCGTACTATTAATAATATCTTGCTGCTCTTGAGTAAAGTTTATAGCAGGTGCAGAACTGCCAAAATTAAATGCAAAATTATTCATGTAACATCCTTTCAGTCATATGTAAGTCATTTTGTCTTCTTGCCTGACACATTGTAGGATTATGTAATCCTTCTACTAGAGTCCCATATTTCTCAATAGAGAGTAGATTAAGTCTACACCCCTGTCTAGTATGATTTATACATCCTAAATGGGTACAATGCTTAATTTCAAAGTGTGAGTAGTGAAGTTTAGATGACATTGTGTGTTTTCAATATTAATTATAGCAGTTAGTCTTTCGTCTAACAATTATTCGAAATCTACAGAAGTAAAGTAAATTGTTGCTTTTTTAGCTTCAAATGGGATATCTAAATGTTGGCATAGTTGTACCCAACAATCCCCTATAAAGTCTTGTTTAAAAATAATTAATTGTTGCATTTCATTTCCTTTTTATTAATTCACATTAGTGGACGGAGTCCACTTCGTACTTTCAACCACCAACTCATAATAAAAAAAATAACCCCCTATACCTTACGGCATAGGGGATTTTGTTAACTTAACATGTATTGACTACTTAGAATATCAACATCTAAATCATTAGACGCTTTAGTAACTGGTACATGATGTCCTTTTAACTCACTAAGGATATCACTCAATAGATTACTTCTAGCTATTTCAGCCATAATCTCTTTATACATACCTGTTACTGTTCTTAAGTAATTAGGGTGGAATACAAAGCAATCATGGATATGTACTAATTCAAAGTCTGCACGTCTTACCATTTCTCTAGCTATATAACCATCAACACTGTGAACAATGTTAGCTACAAGGCTTCTATAGTTATTACTAGGTGTTTGCTTAGCGTATCTATAAGTAAACGTTCTATGGTTTAACTCATCTACTTCAATACGAGTATCAGTCATTTCCATAACTTTAACTTTAGCAACATGCCCATCTGGTAGAGTCCACTGATGTACATCAGCATCGTAGTTCCAGAAGTCATTGATAGTAGACATCATAGCTTCAGCACCTTCAAAAGAATCATCTAATACTTTATAGAATACTTCTAACTGTTCCTCTGTAAAGGTATTAGCAGGATTAGCTTGTGAATTATAGTAATGAGTCATGATAGGCTTCTTAACTAACTTTCTATCAACAGTATTATTTAAGTGCTTATTCATTTCATCAGCTACCATTTCGTAAAGGTCTTCACGTTTACCTGTATCAACCATATTACAAGCTTTAGCAGTCTTCTTACAGCCTGTAAGCGCTGCCATAACCTGTAAACCACTAGCTGTAGCATCTAAGGACATTGTATAACCTGTAGCTTTACCATCTAAGGTATCTTGATAAGCTCTAATAGCCTTTCTACCTAAGATAGGTTCATCCCAATCTTTAGTTTCAAAGGTATCATTCTGAGCATTAAACCACTGTATACGTTCTCTCCAAGTTAACTTATCATGTCCTGCATGATTAGCAATAGCTATCTTAAGGTTAACAAGTTTAGTAATAACTTCTTTATTATGAAGAGATAACAAAGCTTTACCATATTCATTAGATTGAATATTAAGGTCATAGCCACTGCTGTAACTACGCCCACGCTTATCAAATCTCCATACAAAGTAGAAAGGCATACCAATATACTCTGATGCTATTGTTAAGAACTGATCAGGATCCATAGCAATATTACTATTAGTTTCATTTAGTAACACATCTGGGTCTATCTCCCATGGTACTGTCTGTAATTTATTTAAAGCATCTAAGGCTTGAGGTTCTTCATGGTGATTACCCTTACCAAGCAGTACACTCTTTTGTTCGAATAACCAGCCACCAGTATTGTTGTCTACCCATTCTTGAGGTACTTCTTTCATAGGCGGTAAGAACTGAAGCATATCTAGTTTATGCCTAGTATCAGTTTCTACTATCAATTTAGGTTTAACCTCTGTACCATCTGTATACAGCAGGATGTCAAATAAGCCTGTATTAGCTGTTACTGCTAATAACTCTGCACCAGTCTTAACTGCATCAACAGGGTTTCTCATACCTACATCAAAGCCTATAGAAGTAGCTGGGTCTTGAATAGGACGCTGTCTATCAGTCTTAAGAATGTTATAAAAGATAGCATTAACTACTTTATTAGTTTTCTTTAGGTGTTTAATACGTAGGTTCTTAGAATCATAGTACTTAGCACTTCTATAATTAGATACTGCTTGTAGTACATCCATGTATAACTTAACTGGTAATTCTCTGTTAAGGTCTTCTAAGATAATGCTTTGAGTTTGTTGCTTGCTATATTGTTGTTCTGTTTGTAATTGATTAGTTTCCATACTATCCTCTGTTTGTTAATTAATAAAAAAAATATAAACCTTAAGAGCTATGACACTCTTAAGGCTTAATTAGATGTTACAAGTTACCTACAAGTACTTGTGCATCTGCAGTTGTTAGATGTTTAACAACCTGTTCTGGTTTAACAGCCTCTAACTCTGTCATCATATTACTAATTGTTAGAGCTTTCTGCTCTTCAGAACTAGTTTCAGTTAGTTCATTATCATAGTAATTGATAAAACCCATACCAACGTATTTACCAGCGTGCTCACCTTTAACAGGTTTAACTTTAACTTGGAAGTTAGTATATACCTTGCCATTAACTTTCCTAGGCTTGGTAGTAGTGAACAATACATCGTTAGTTAGATTATTAGTAATAATCTTAAGTACTAAGTCTGTATTAAGTACGTTAGCTGTTGCCTCACTGTTAGGTGTGAAAACACAACTTCTTTCATCATCTAAATAGATGTTGTAGTACTCTTGGTTGTTTTGCTTTTTAGTGTTTTTAGTCTCTGCAGACTTATCAACTAATGTTATAGCCATGATTTTATTTCCTTATGAAATTACTACCTATATTGAGATTAAGAGTATTAGCAGGTAGTTAAAACTAATATTCTTTATTAAATACTTTCTGGGTACTATCCTTTAGTTAAAAAGGAAATGAGCAGTTTTGAATCATGCTTAGGATATTGGGTTATGCTTTCTTTGTAGTCTTAGAATTGATTTCAGTGATGTTACCGTTGTCATCAATACATACGTTATGCTCGATTAAGAAGTCTGCTAATTCTTGCTTAGCCTCTACTCTATTCATAACTAATGATTGCTCAAGGCTCTCATTAATGATTGACATTGTATTTCTGGTTGATGCTCTTAGACCCTGTTCACCTGTGAGTTCATCTACTAAACCTAAAACGTTAACAATTGAATTACTTAAATGTTTCCATATTTTCATATGTTGCTCCTATTAATGTATATAAAGTTATATATAAAGTATATATAACGCCTGACGTGACGAAGTCACCCTATCCTATGTGTAGTCTGTGTGTCTATCTTTTGTGTGATGTGTGGTGTGTGTAAAAAAAAGGTATGTCCCAACACCCGAAGGTGCTGAGACATTGCATTCGTTAGAATGCAGGCTCTTCGTCAGAAGAGTCAACTTTACCTGTAAGTAAAGCATTAACACCATTAGGTGCTTGCTTGTCTTTCCAGGCAGTTAAGGTAATATCATAATCACCACCAGTTAAGATGGTAATTAAGTTATCAACATTTACATCAGCACCAGACACACTGATGTTCACTCCCTTAAGTTCTGTACCTGAAGCAAGGATGTTGTAGTTTTTGTATGATTTAGCCATGATAGACTCCTATTTAGTTAAAAGATGACACAAAATTATGCCAGGCGTGACGAAGTCACGGGCAATGTGTAAGGAAAAAGATAGTTATGGTCAAGGCATAGGGGGGGGTACCTTTAAGAATCTGCCCCAATACAGTAAGTTACTACTCCCGTAAGTAGATTATGAAAATCTGTACTGCTCCATTAGTGTTTTCTAATATACTCCTCCTTCTGATAAGGACACCTGTAACCCCCCCCAAGGGGTGGAAGGTGTCCGTTACTTTATAATTAATATTAATAATACTATTAGTATTAGTTAATCTATGTTGTTTCCTCCTAATTCTATCCTCATTATGCTCCTACTTCTGGTGGGGGATGCGAATGCTCCCCCAAACCCCCTTATAGATATAGATTAGGGGAACCCTTTAAAATCAAGGGTTTCAGATACCCAAAGTTACACGATCCACGTAACTTTAGTTCTGCAAACTATGTAACTTTTGTACTAGATTTCCGTAACTTTTAGTTAAGAATAATAAAAAAGTGTAATTGTAGTTACATATTTCTGTAATTAGTTATATAATTAGCGCATGAAATCAAATACACCCTATCTCATGGTATACAAACACGGATTTATTGACATCGCTCCTGAGCTAACAAAAAGTGAACTTAGGATATTTTCCCATATCTTCAATAAGACTAATTTTGGTAATATCTGCTATGAAAACCAGAAGGACATTGCTAGTGCATTAGAAATGTATGCATCGCATGTGTCTTCTGGAGTTCGAAAGATAATCAAATTAGATCTAATGCAGAAGTATAGACATGGCTTCATGTTAAATCCTGAGTATTGTGTTTTAGGTCCTATGGATGAGAAACCTAAATTGCACTCTATTTACACTAAATTAACTAAAAAGGAGAAAGCTGTTGGAATTACTGAAGAATAGGTTAGAAGATCAGTTACTAAGTAGTTATCATAGCTATCCTGCTTACGAGAAGAGGGAGATCAAACGTGGGTACATCTACATACTACGAGATGATGTATTTCCTGAGTATATCAAAATAGGAATGACTAGAGATTTAGCTAAACGTTACAGAGACTATAATCAACATAAACCCTTTAATACAGCTGAATTTATTGCTGTAAGTGAGGTTTTTAATGATGTAGTGACTGTAGAGAAGAAAATCTTAGCAGCCCTAGTTAAAGAGATTACTCCTATTGGAGCTAAGAAAGAATGGTTTGAAGCTGTGCACGAAGATAGATTAAAAGAAATAGTGGAAGAAGCAGAGCAGCACTTTCACTTATACATGCCAAGTGAGGATATTTAATGAGATTGACTGAAAAGACTAACGCTATTGCTAAGAAAGACCCTGAATCTAAACTGTCTGTTGCACAATTACAGGGTACGCTTCCTTCAAATATGCGTAAGTATGTGACCCAAGATATGGTTGATGTAGTTAATGACACTGAGGATGGGGACTTCAGAGAGCACTACAGGAACAATGTGCTTAGTTTTGCTTCTGTATTGAAAGCAGGTAAGTACAAAACACTGGATTATATTAATGCAGTTAAATTTGTTAGTTACAAGCTGTTAGGAGACGGAAATACGCTAGCGTATAGTAAGACGTTCCCTGAGAGATACCAGAGATTAGTGGATAAGGGTATTACAGGTAAGAATATTGCCTCATACTCTACTGCCTACAATCGTAATGATTTAGTTAATAAGATTATGGAGCAGTCTCTTGTACCTGTACATGTTCTTAATATGGATCTGCATCAGGAAGCTATTAACATGCAAGCGGATCTGATGCGTACTGCTAAGTCTGAAACTGTGAGACAAAAAGCTGCTGAATGTTTAATTGTACAGCTTAAAGCTCCTGAGACTGCTAAAGTAGAAGTAGATGTTAATTATAACAGTGATGTAGTGGATGACTTAAGAGCTACTACTAAAGCTTTAGCTCAACAACAGCTTAAGATGATTCAAGCAGGGCATATGAGTGCACAGGAAGCGGCACACTCTGATATTATTGCTAAGAAGACTAGTATAGTTGAAACAGAATACCAGGAGGTACCTTGATACACTGCATGAATGATTGTATAACTAAATTAAAAGCTATTAAGCAATTAGCTAAAGAAGGGATGCATGAATCCCCAGATGTAGTACAAAGGATGAAGTTTGAACAGATATCTATGGAAGTCAGCTACTTAATTTCTGAAGCAGAGGATGACGATGCTAAACGAGTTAAAGAGCTACGGAGTTACCGCCTGTAATGTCAGAATTAATTAAAAAGACAGTTGAGGAGTGGCTTAATGATATTAGTTACGCTCCTGATCCAAATTACGTTCCTAGTGAGTTTGCACTAGAATTTGTTAGTTTTATTAAATTAGTTAATGGTGAAAGGGGAGAGGAGAATAAAACCCCTGTAATTCACTATCAAATGTTAGATAACATTGTAGGCAAGAAGCAGAATACAGTGAATATGTGTTCTCGTGGTTTAGCTAAGACTACTATCATGGCTGAATACTTATTCTTGTATCTAGCAGTATACGGATCTATCCCAGGGTTTGGAGATGTAGATTATGCTTTGTATGTGTCAGACTCAATTGAGAATGGTGTAAAGAAGATGAGGCTACGTTTAGAAAGACGCTGTCAGAATAGCCCTTTCCTACTTCAATACTTAGAGGCGGCTAAATTTACTGATATTAGATGGTATTTTAAGAATAAAGAGGGTAAAGAGCTAGTTGTAACAGGTCATGGTGCTAAGACAGGTGTACGTGGAACCGTGGAACTAAATACTAGACCTCAATTAGCTATTCTGGATGACTTAATCTCTGATGATGATGCTAGATCCCCTACTGTAATTGAGAGTGTAGAGAACACTGTATACTCAGCTATTGATTATGCGTTGCACCCAGCTAAACGTAAAGTAATCTGGTCAGGTACCCCTTTTAACGCTAAAGACCCATTGTATAAAGCAGTAGAATCTGGGGCATGGCATGTAAATGTATACCCAGTATGTGAAGAGTTCCCTGTAAGTGAGGAAAATTTTAGAGGTGCTTGGGAAGATAGATTTAATTATGACTACGTGTATGGACAATATACTAAATCTAAAGCAGCAGGTAAGATAGATAGCTTCAACCAGGAGCTTATGCTACGCATTATGTCTGATGAAGAGCGTTTGATTAACGATTCTGATATAACTTGGTACAAACACGCTAATGTTAAGCAGAATATGAGTGCTTACAACTTCTATATTACTACTGACTTTGCAACAAGTAACAAGGAATCAGCGGACTTCTCTGTGATTTCAGTATGGGCTTATACTAACAATGGTGACTGGCTATGGGTAGATGGTTTCTGCAAACAGGCACTGATGAACGAATCTATTGATGAATTATTTAGATTAGCTCAGAAATATGTTCCTCAAGAAGTAGGAATTGAGGTGACAGGACAGCAAGGAGGTTTTGTTAGTTGGATTCAAGCTGAAATGCAGACTCGTAATATTTATTTTAATTTAAGTAAGGGAAAGAGCTCTACACAAGTTGGTATTCGTCCCACTAAAGATAAAATGAGCAGGTTTCAAACAAATGCCCTTCCTTTGTTTAAAGCAGGTAAGATATGGCTACCTGAAGAATTACGAGATTCTAAAGAGTTAGCTGAAATGTTAAATGAGTTGAATTTAGCTACGATTAAAGGATTTAAGTCTAAGCATGATGATGTTATTGATACTATCACAATGTTAGGTGAAATTAACGCTTGGAAACCTTCAGAAGTATCTACTGAAATAGATGAGAATGGTAGAAGTGCTTTTAGTAAGTACTGGGATGAACCTGAAACAGCAGAAGAAGGCAATAGTTCATACTTTGTATAAAAGTTACATCTAAGTAGATAACGTGGTATGATAAATACACAATAAATATTTTGAGGTATTTTGTGAAAGTTTACGAATACATAGAATTTCTAGTTAATGGTGAATTAAGTCAGTTATCTGTGGCAGACGTAGGTGACGTATCTCCTGGCGGAGCGTCACCTACTAGTACTCAGACTACAAATAGAGATAAGTTACGTTCATACATTAACTTAGCTAATATTGAATTACATAAAAAGTTTAATATTGTGCAGAAAGAAATGGAATTAGACTTTGCTTTAAATGGTGAAGAGTTTAAACTAGATGACGATTTTCTACATGCTATAAGTTGTGCTTTCACTGATGGTACAGAAATTCCTATTAATAATGATAAAACTAAATTTGTTAATGGTGTAGATACAAATGTATCTGTGATGTTTAGAGATCCTAGTAAAGTTGTCATTAAGGGCACAGATGATGATGGCAGAAAAGATATGGTAGTTGTGTATGCAGCTGCCCCTAAATTAGCTAAATCTATCACTATTAACTTACAACTGCCCCAACTATACACTGAAGCTCTATTAAATTATGTTGCTTATAAAGCACATGCTTCTATTAATGGTGATATGAAAGCAGAGAATAATACTTATTACTTACGTTACAACGAAAGCTGTAAACAAATTAACATGTTAGGACTAGTAAATCCTGATAATTTAGATTCAAATACTAAATTAGAAGATAGAGGGTTTATTTAGAAAACTAGTGCTATAATAGAGACAAATTAATTGCATGCCAAATGCTGAGAACAACCTCCAGGAGGAGTTAAATAATGGCTTATTACGATACAATCAACCTTGTTGCAGGAGACGACAAACCTGAATTAAACTTCACGTTAAGAGACTCCAACACTGCAGCTACAGGTAAAACGTTAGATGAAGATGATGCTACTACATGGGCACCTATTGATTTAACAGCAGAGACTGTAAAAGTTCATTTTAGACTTCTAGGAAGTGACACAATTCTTGACACTATGACATGTGGTAAGACAGCGCCTTATACAAGTGGGCAATGTTTTATGCAATGGAACGCCACGACTTTAGATGTTGATGCTGGTACTTATGAAGGTGAAATCGAGCTAGAAGATTCTTCAGGTAAAAAGCAAACTATATTCGACAAATTAAAGTTTAAGGTAAGAGCCGACTTCTAACTGTGGCTATTAGAGCTACAATTAACTTAGTTCAGATACAGGCTTCAACGTCTATTGTTAAAGTTGAGGCTCAAACAACTTACGAGAAAACTAACGCTACTGGTATTTGGATAGACCCAGATAGTAACAATAGAATGCCTAAGGAAGAGCTCCCATTAGCGGATGTTCAGATTAGAGTTCTTACTAAAGTTTTAGAAGACACGGCTACTATTGAAGAAAGTAAAGCTTTTGACTTTATAACACCTAAGAGTGACACACTAGGTACTTTAGTTGAGAACTTTATGAAAGCTGTAAGTTACAAACGTAATTTTACAGATACGTTTACATTAGATGATGCTAGCCAGATAGACAAAGACTTCTATGGTAACAAGGGCAATATATTCAGTATTATGGATATTATTGGCTTAGACCAGAGTAAGGTACTAACTGATAGCTACACATTCTCAGAAGTAATTACAGTAGCTTTATTATTTGAAAGAGATTTTACAGATACAGCTACAGTGCAAGATGTTGCTAGCGCAAACATCATTAAAGCATTAACTGATAGCTTCAGTTTAGATGATGGTTTATATGTAGATAAAGACTACTATGGTAGTAAAGGCGATGGTTTAAATTTCACTGAGATATTAGATACTAATTTAGGTAAAGGAATATCTGATATTTTCACATTTACTGAGGAACATGGTTTACAATTAAGTAAAACATTCACAGGTACTGATACATTTAGTATAGGTGACACAGTAAGTATTAATAGAGTTTCAGGACGTGTACTTAATGGTGCTGCTCTGAATGTTGCAACAATAAACTAGGAGTTTATAAAAATGGTTAACGATAAATTAGCACTGACGGGTGCTTTAGAAATTAAGCTTAATAATGAAGTAGTGCAGAAGACACATAACTTAGTTGTTACAGCAGGTAAAGAGTGGGTAGCAGATAGAATGAAAGGTACTAACTCAGCTATGTCACATATGGCAGTAGGTACAGGTACAACAGGAGCTGCAGATGATACTAAGACTACTTTAGTTACAGAGACAGATAGAAATGCTTTGACTACAGCAGGTGGTACAGTATCAGGTGCTACAATTACTTATGAGTGCACATGGGCAGCAGGTGATGCTACAGCAGCTATTACTGAAGCAGGTATCTTTGATGCAGCTACAGGTGGTGACATGCTAGCACGTACTGTATTTGCAGTTGTTAATAAAGGTGCCTTAGACTCAATGACAATTACTTGGACAATCACAGTAAGTTAAGATTATGGCAGTTAAATTCAGTAACAATGCAGCAACGACATTAGATGGAGCTATCACAGCTTTAGCTACGTCTATTACTGTCAATGATGTTACTGCATTACCTACGTTATCAGGTTCAGACTACACATACTTAACATTATCTAATGTTGCAGGTACAAGCTTAGAGATTGTGAAAGTAACAGCTATAAATAGTACTACTAAAGTATTAACAGTTATACGAGCACAAGATGATACAACTGCTAAAGCATTTGCAAATGGTGATTTGTGTGAATTAAGACTAACAGTAGCAGGTTTAAATGATGCAGCTAGTCAGAATGATGATGCAGCAGGTACAGCAGTAGCTATGTCAATCGCATTGGGCTAGGAGAAATAATGGCAAATACATTCAAATTAAAAACAAAGGCAAGTGTAGGCACATCACTTACGACAGTCTACACAGTTCCAACATCTCCCTCTACTACTACGGTAGTCATTGGACTAACTGTAGCTAATAAGACAGGTGGCTCAGTAAATGCTAGTGCTCAGATTGTTACAGCTTCTACTACAGGTGAGAATGCAGATGATGTGTATATCGTTAAGGATATCCCATTACCATCAGGTTCATCAGTAGAGATGATGT